AGGATCGTCGAGATGTTCATGCAGTTTGCCGACATGGAGACTTTCGTCGGGCCGGCGACTGGCGGCGACATGGAGCGGGCGCCATCGGAGCCGATGCGCACCGTGGCCGGGGCGTCCATGCTCCGCGGCGACGCGGCGTTGCCGTTCAAGGACATCGTGCGCAACTTCGACCGGTTCACCCAGTCGGTGATCACGTCGCTGGTGCTGTTCAACAAGAAGTTCAACCCGCACCTTGTGCCGGGCGGGGATTACAACGTGATCGCCCGGGGCGCGACCAGCCTCATCGCCAAGGAAATCCGGGGGATGCAGCTCGACCAGCTCAAGGCGACGATGGACGACGACGACCGGCTGGACGTGGACAACCGCAAACTGCTGGAAGCGCGGTTTGCCGTGCGTGATCTCGAGGACATGCTGGTGCCGCCAGAGGTAGCCAAGCGGCGCCGCGATGAGCAGGCACAGGCGATGGAGGAGCAGCGGGCGCAGCAGCAGGAGATGATGCAGGCTGAAATCCGCAACACCCTCGCGGACGCGTTCAAGAGCATCACGCAGGGGCAGAAAAACGCGGCGAGCGCGGACGCGCAGGCTGTCAAGGCCGCGCTGGATATCTTGGAGAAAGGTTTGGACGATGGCGGTGGAGAGCAGCAGGGCGCAGGCGCGCAAATTGGCGGCAGTGCTGGCCAAAAGGCAGGGAACAACTGACGTCGATATGATGGTTCGGTTGCTGGGGTTGCTTTTGGACGACATAAAAACTAGGCTTGTGTCGTGCGCTGTCGACGAAGTGCAGGTTCTCCAAGGTGAGGCTCGCGCGTATGAGCGTCTGCAGCGTGATCTGACGCAGGTGGCTGCGTCGCCAAGGGAGAATACGAATGGCTGACGGTCAGACCGAAGAAGTGGATTTCGATAGCGCCTTCGCAGCGCTGATGAGCGACGACGGAGAGGCGCCGAAAGATGCCGACGCTGACGACACCCCTCCGGGCGAGACTGATGTTTCAGCGGACGATGAGGGTGCGGCGGATGAAGATGCCGCAAACGACGAAACACCCCCGGCCGACGATGATGAGGCCGGAAAGCAGGAAGAACCTCCGGCTGATGACACTGGCGAGGCTGATGCCACTGGCGAGGCTGATGCCACTGGCGAGGCTGATGCCACTGGCGAGGCTGACGAGCCGCCGGCCAAGCCTGCGAAAGCCGCGGCGGACGAAACCCCTGCAGATGAGCAGGAGCTGCTTGCCCGGCTCGCGTCGCTTGTGAAGGACGCGCCGGAGAAGAAAGATGCGCCGGCGAAGACATCTGAGAAGGCTGCGGAGCCCGAGCCCGAGTTGTACTCTGAGGAGGAAAAGCAGCTGATCTCGAGGTATCAGGAGGATTGGCCGGATGTGGCCAAGGCCGAGGCCCTGATGCGCCGGGGCGAGTACCGGGACATTGTGACCTACGTCTTCGAGCAGGTCGCGTCGCAGCTGAACCCGTTGGCGGATGCTGTGCGGACGCTGTCGGAGCGGACGCATCTCAGCGACCTCCACACCGCGGTGGAGGATTATGACGATGTGCGCGACGCCGTGGTGGCGTGGGTCGACGAGCAGCCTGCGTATTTGCAAGCCGCGTACAAACATGTTATTACGAATGGAACGGCGGATGAGGTGGCAGACCTTGTCAGCCGCTACAAAACGGAGAAAGGGATCGGCGCGCCGCCGGCCCCGGAACCCGCGAAAGAGCCTGAACTGCCGGCGGAGGCCAAAAAAGCGGCCGATTCGCTTGCTCCAGTTGGGACGAAACGCTCGCAGGTGCCGCGCAAGTCCGGCATCCAGATGGATGATTTCCCGGGGTCGTTCGACCACTTCGCGAGTAAACTGGAAACGTGATCAACGGAGATTAGATCATGGCAGACGCAGTCGTTTACGGCGATATCTCCCCCGCCGTTGCCGCCTACTCGGTGGTTCGTATGCTGAAGCGGGCGATGCCCTACCTTCAGCTGGAGAAATTCGGGCAGACCTACGCGCTCCCGACCAACAGCACCCAGACGGCGAAGTTTCGTCGGTACTTCCTCAGCGGCACCACCGGCTCGGCCGGTTCGGGCTCGGGCGATTTCTACATCCCCGTCGCCACGACTCCGCTGATCGAAGGTGTGACCCCGTCCGGCTCGCGCCTCGCGAATCAGGACTACACGGCGACCCTCGCCCAGTATGGTGATTTCGTCACCATCACCGACGTGGTCATGGACACCCACACCGACCCGGTGCTCCAGCAGGCCACCGACATCCTCGGCGAGCAGGCAGCCCTCACGGTCGAGACCCTGCGCTTCAACGTGCTCAAGGCCGGCACCAACGTGTTCTACGCGAACTCGGTGGCCGGGCGCTCGAGCGTCATCACCGCCATCACGCTCGCTGACCAGCGCCGCGTGACCACGGCTCTCAACCGCCAGAACGCCAAGAAGATCACCTCCGTGGTGGCTTCGACGCCCGACTACAACACCAAGTCGGTCGAAGCGGCGTATGTCGCGGTTGTGCACCCGGACCTCGAAACCGACATCCGCTCGATGACGGGCTTCAAGCCGGTGGCCGACTACGGCCCGCACACCACCCCGTGGGAAGGCGAGATCGGCTCGGTCGAGCAGGTGCGTTACCTCTCGTCCACCGTGGTCGCTCCATGGGAAGACACCGGCGGCACCGCGGTGACCAACGGCCTGCGCTACACCACGGCCAACACGGCGTGCGACGTCTACCCGGTGATCTACTTCGCGCGTGACGCGTTCGGCATCGTGCCCCTCAAGGGCAAGTCGTCGATGACGCCGATGGTCGTGAACCCGAAGCCGTCGTCCGGCGACCCGCTCGCGCAGCGTGGCACTGTCGGCTGGAAGCTGTGGACCACCACCGTCATTCTTCAGGAAGCCTTCATGGCTCGCCTCGAAGTCGGCGCCACCGCCTAATGAACACGGAGGGCGGCGACGCCCTCCCTAACCTCTAAGGAGACATCACCATGGCGGAATATGCCACCAAGAACTCGAACGGTGTCGTCAACATGGCGACGGGTTCGTTCACCGGTGCGGGTGCTGCTGTCGAGGTCGATCTCGGCTTCACCCCGCGCTACATCAAGATCATCGACGAAGACAACGTCATCACGTGGGAGAAGCTGACCGGCCTTGCCGCAGCCAACTCGGTGAAGACTGTCACCGCCGGCACCACGACCGTGGACACCGGCTCGGCGATCACGATCGACGATGGCGGCTTTTCGGTGTCGGCGACGCTCGCCGCTTCGTCGGCCAACATCGTGTGGGTCGCGTTCGACTAAGTTGGTGGGGCTCCGGCCCCACCACACCTCATCTCCGGAGTTGAGCATGGACAAGCCGTCGATCATGATTGAGAGAGCCGAGAATGGCTTCGAGGTTGAGGTCAAAGACCCTGACATCATCGAGAAAAACAACAACTCGGATCGCTGGCGTGATCCGTGTGTTTCGTTTGTGTTCAAGACGCTGGAGGAAGTCCAGACGTTCCTGACCGAGAATGCCGAAAAGTACATGGCGGCGAAGACTGACGCGTACGCTGAGGGATTCAACAAAGCCACCAAGGGAGATATGTGATGGCCGAAAAAGACAACCTCGACGACCTGATCAACGATCTGGCGGACGAGCCGGAGAAGGTTGCAGAGCCTGAACCCGAGCCGAAAGCTGAAGCACCGACGCCGGAGCCGAAGCCGAAGCCGAAGCCGAAGCCGAAGCCGAAGCCGAAAGCCGCGGCACCGAAGGGCACCGTGCGCATCATTCTGGAGGAGAATGACGACATCCCGCCGACTGGGCTGTACGTCGGTCTCAACGGGCGCGGCTATCTGATCTCCGCCGGCCGCGAGGTGGATGTGCCGGTGGCGGTCGTCGAGATTCTCGACAACGCCCGGATGTCGATGCCGCGGGTCGACCCGACCACGCGACAAGTTGTTGGCTATCGTGAGCGTCTGCGCTATCCTTACCGCAAAATCGGCTAAGGGTATGAGCTATGAACCTCACGGAGTTGTTGTCTGAGCTGCGGGAGAACATCCTGCACGACCGCAGTAGCCTCGTGGGGGGAACGTCAGACCTGCTGTGGTCGGACGCCACGCTCATTCGGTACATCAACGAGGCCCACCGGCGCTTCGCGCGCCGGGGGCTGGTTCTCCGGGACGCAAACAATACGCGCCACCCGGAGGTGACGTCGGTCACGCTGGTTGAGGACCAGACAGAATACCCCCTCCACGAGTCGGTCATTTCGATCCTGTCGGCGAAAGTCGGCGGGACGGTGCGCGATATGGCGCGTACGGGTCACTCTGTGCTGGATGGTTATGTGCCGCCGGACACGACGACATTCGACTCTGCGTCGCTGGAGACGCTGGCTCCGGGGCTGCCGTCGGTTTTCTCCACGGATGAACAGATCGTGTACGACTCGGACGGGTCGCTCACGCGCGTGACGCTGCGGGTCTACCCGGCGCCGAGCGCTGATCATGCTGGCGCGGA